CGACTCGGAAGTATCTGTCAAATCAGGATCAGATGACGCATAACCACTTCTGGTTGATTGTGTTGCTGACCAAATTGGAACATTGTATTCTACAGCGAGACCTCGTAACTCCTCAGCAATGGCTTTAATGTATGTGTAAGAATTAACACCATTGCCAGGTTTGATACGAGCCGAGGCACAGATGTTAAGATAGTCAACCATGATAACATCAGGCACAAATCCTTTCTTAAGGTTTAGTTCATTCAACAAAGAACGAAAATGAACTGTGGATGCCGAAGCAGTTGGATACTCTTTAACAATCAACTTACCGTTAGTCTTTTGCTTTAGACTTGCGATCTTCTTTTCATACAAATCTCTTGGTAGTGATTTAAGATCAGTCAAAGACACATTAAGAATGTTGGCATCAATACGCTCAGACACACGTTCCTCTGACAACTCCATAGAGATATAGAGAACGTTCTTTCCTTGGTTGATGTATGAGGAAGAGAGATGACATAGTGCCAGAGATTTACCAACACCAGTACCAGCCATGATAATGTTGAGTGTCTTTTTGGGAATGCCACCTTCTGTAATCTTGTTTAGATATTCAAGATCACAAGGCAATCTTTCTTCTACACGATGATAGAACTCATATCGATCTAGATACTGCTCAAAGTAATCGTGACCAACATTCGGATCGAATGATATAGCCAGAGCATCAGACAGCAAAGAAGGTATAGCACCCTTAGAGAGTTTACCCTTCCCATTCATAATCTCCAATGACGATGTGATAGCATTATAGATTGCCTTCTCCTGACAAAACTTTTCAGTGTTATCAATGAGCCAGTCTGGATTTGTCTTCTCCTGATCATCATTAAGTGTTCTTAATGTCTCACGCATATTCTTGACAGTATCATCCGTTGTACCACGAATGTTACTGATTTCAATATCAAGAGCATCAAACGTTGGTTGCTCACCATACTTGAGTAAGAAGTCGGCCACTTCTTTGAAAAGCAGCCGATCTTCCATGTTACCAAAGTATTCTTCTTTTAGAAACGGTAGAACCTTACGAGTGTAGTTCTTGTCCTTGATCAGGTTCTTCAGTATCGTTTGTTCTAGTCTCACTCACACCCTCCGCTTCTGACGAATCAATCAATAGTGTATTAAGAACTAATCCTAATGTAGTATTAAACTTTTCGTTCTTTCTCAAGGTTGTCATCGACAAATCATTTGTCTTAATGATTTCATAATCATAGAGTAGGCGAGGAATGTCATCCTCACCCATCTTGAATGTTACAGTAGTATAACGATACACCACACCTGTAAAAGGTTCCATTACAAGTTCAATAGGAACTGTGCTTCCATCTTCTTTCGCATTGAACAAATCATCTCTGAACTTAAAGTCAGTTCCCAGTTCCATCTTCTACCTCTTCGATGTGCTTTCCATAAAGAAAGTCTGCTTGACAACCCTCATTTATAGCATCTAAAACGTCTTTTGTAAAGAACTTTTCTGGGTTCTTCTTAATTTCTTTTTCAAATGCCTTAGAACCATTCGGAAACTCAAAGCGAGTTGACACTTTGTTAACTATTCCATACTTTTCCGCAAGATCAAGTAGACCATAATACTTGTCTAGACCACTGGCATAGTTTAGCCAAGTCTCCACTTTCTTATCTTCCACAGTCATACGTGACTTTTTAAGATGTGCGGTAATGACAGCACCAGTTCTTCCGTTGTCATCATCAAGTGCCTTGTCTTTCTTCTTTGATAGAAACACAATAGTAGAAGCAGCATACTCTAGACCAGAGCCGCCGCCCATTTTCTTCATTGGCACATATGAACCAACAACATCATAAACGTGATTAGTCACAATCAATGGAACCTGAGCCTTGCCAAGTTTCAATGTAAGGACACGAAACGCACCACGAACCAATTGGGCTCGTGTCATGTCTCTTGTGTCTTTTCCATCGGCGATGTCTTGCATTTCTTTGTCTGTAGATAAGTTGCCAAGGGAGTCGAGGACAAACAACATAGGTGGCTTGTCCTTTGCTTCAAGATACTTGTCAAGGATCTTTACTGCCTGTGTGCGAAACTCTTGCACTGTAGCAACAGGAATGATAGCGACACGCTTTGCATCAATACCACGATCACTAATGAACTGCTTACTGATAGCAGACTCAGACTCAAAATAGAACACGAATGCATTTGGATTATCCTCTAAAAATTGTTTCACCACATTCAATGCATAGAAAGTTTTACCAACAGATGGTTCGCCAGCAAATGCTGTAACCTTGTTCTGTGGCAGTCCACCATAGATTGAACCTGATAGTAACGCATTCATAGCAAAGTTACCTGTGCCAATGAAACCTGATACGTCACCAGCAGCAACGCCATCATCAACGATGCCTGCGTATTCATTATCTGTTTCTGCGATTAGTTGATTAAAAATATCTGACATAAGTTTCTCCTTCTTGTCAATTAGTTGCTAACAATCTCGTTAGGCAACTTGCTTAAAGTGTTTTTGTAGTTCTGGTGACAGTTTCTTTAATAGGTCGCCACTCACACCTACACGAACAATGTTTGCTAGTTCAACAATATTGTTCGGTGTGATACCTTCACTTGGCGTAAACTCATAAAGACGGGCAGGTGAATGCTTATGCTGGTCGTCTTTCTTACTCTTCGCCATTGTAGATCCTTTCTTTTGTAAAGTCATAGACAGTTGGACACTTAGATACCCTGTAATTCCATATTTCTTTCTTCTCGTTTAGATGTCTTGTTATCTGTTCAAACTCCTCTGCTAGATTGAATCCACTATCGTTCATCCAATGTATGTAATGCATATCAGTAGGAAAATGATTTAGTCCTGTTGCCACAGCATTGATACCATCATCAGTATATCTTGTAGTGATATACTTTGACTCGTATGCTGCTACAAAGGAATCATTTCTCGATACTCCTTTTTGTAATGATTTCTCAACACCACAATAACTGCGACTACCAACGTCTCTCCAATACTCAGTATCATTTCTAAGTGACAATGAATAATGCATAGCAACAAACTGTGCAAAATTATCAAACATCACTCGGCACGACCAGTTGTAACCATCTTTGTCAAACTGTGTTACCAAACGTTCTTCTCTATCTCGATCAAGAGCACGAAGCAATCTAACTAGGAACATATGAACACTATACAGTCCGTTGCTTTCTAGTGGTTCAATGAATCCAGCGGACAGTCCAATAGCAGTAACATTCTTAACCCACACTCGTTCTGACACACCTGCTCTAAACTTAATCTTACGAAACTGTTGGTCTTCACGCAATTTGCCTTTGCGTTTTAGATGTGCCTTAAACTCGTCCAGTGCGCCTTCGTCAGAGATATACTTATCAGAGAAAACATAGCCAGTACCAAGACGACTCCACAACGGAGTGTTCCATACCCAACCATTACCAAGAGCCCAACAGTCTGTGTATGGAACAATCTCTTCTCTCTTATTGTCAAATGGTATCTGTGCTGCCCATGCAGAGTTGTTTGGTAAAATATCATTGAAAGAGATAAATGGTTCATTCAATGCTTTGGCAAGTAGAATAGAAGCAAATCCTGTGCAATCAATGAATAGATCGGCCGTGATCTCCTCACCATTATCTAAGATAAGTTTTTCAATACCATCTTCATTCGTAGGAATACTTTTGACTAATGCTTGTATATGCTTCACACCTTTTGGCTTTGCAAACTTGTCACGTAACCAGATAGCAAACTTGATAGCATCAAAGTGATAAGCAACGTCCCTACTAAACTTAAATCCTGGTACGATGTTATCCTCTAGAGAGATACGATTAGCATTAACCAATGACATGATAGGATACATGTTATCTGCATAGTCAGATAGAGGAGTATCTGGATATAAAAACTTCTTCAGATACCAATCGTTCTTTGCATATTTGTTTCCTGTAGTATCAATGCCACCAAATGGATAATGAAATGTGCCTGATCCTACTTTGTAAAAGTCAGTAAAACTAATTGACATCTTGTAAGTAGCATCACATGCTTTCATAAAGTCGGTGTCTTTGATACCGAGCAAACGTAACCAGTCATTGATGAAACCTAGTGTGGATTCACCAACACCAACTGTAGGTGTGTTTGGATCTTCGATAAGAACGATCTCTCTATTGTATAATCTTTGTATAAGTGTGGCGGCAGTCATCCAACCAGCAGACCCGCCGCCAACAATAACAATCTTATTGATTGGTTTACTCATGAGAAGAAATCCTCTAGACTTGATGTTTGCTCAGTTTTCCATTCGATAGCATCAAGAATGATCTTCAATGGTTCCAGAAACGATTTGTTGAACTGTGTATCATAGTCTATATACTTGTGTAAGTCAAGCTCTTCTGGTATGTCTCCTTGTGGAAAGGCAATCACATTTGATTGAATTGTGTTTGGTTCTTTAAGGAAGATAAACTTGATCTTCTCACCACCTTGGATTAGTGGATACTTATTAGTAAGGCTATGATTATGTAGAAGATGATTATATACGAGAGAACCACGAACGTGTATAGGACACCCGGATGC